CGAAACAGGAGTTCAAGAAGAAATTGAACTAACTGATGAAGAAGTTGCACAACGTGAAGCAGATGCAGTAGCATTTGCAGCAGAGCAAGCAGAGCGTGAAGCAGCGGCAGAAGCCAAAGCAGCACTTAAAGCATCAGCAAAAGCAAAACTTATTGCTGGTCAACCTTTAACTGCTGAAGAAGCAGACGTTCTAGTCTTATAAATAAAAATACCCCCAAGGATTACCAAGGGGGTATTGTTTATAATTTTTAGGACTTACAAGGATACTTGCTGTACCATTCTTGGTACCGTGGTCCGTTCACAGAACTCCATGCTGACCAATCTTTACCACCCTTAGTCATGTGAAATGTTATTTGTGAATTAGTAACTGGGTTAAATAATTCAACGTTAGAGTCAAGATCGAATTTTTCTCTACGATCAGGACCCAGTTTTCCTATCATATTTATTTGAAATACTCCATAAGAACTATCTCCAGTTTCTGAGTTGCCATTAAAAGCAAAAGGTCTTCCATTAGATTCAGCCTTTGCAATTGCACATGCTGTTCTTAATTTATCACCTTTAAACCCTATAGCCTTCAATAGGTCAACTAACTGGCTATCAGTTAATTTATGAGCATTTTCATATTTTTTTAATATACTCTCCTTAGAAACCAGAAAAGCCCCTGTAGGGGCTGGGACGGCTTCAACGGATGGTTTAGTCAATAAATTATTATCTAAAGCATTAGCAGAATTGCTAAAAGGCGCAACCAAGCCAACGATAGATAGTAACCCCAACCAAACCTTTTTTTCAATGTTTCTCATTAGTGTTACCTCCTTAGAAACAAAAACTACCTTTCGGTAGTGTATTAATTATAACATGATTTAAGGGTTTGAGTCAAGTTTATCAATATCCCCGCACATTTATTAAAAATATTATAGTATGAGGTGGTATAATAATAAGATTATGGCAACTGGTGCAACCGCAAATTATGATCTTCCTTATCCGCTTTTTAGCGATCCAGTAGATATTCACGGAGACTTACAAGAACTAGCAGAGCAAATTGAACTTATATTACCTAGTCTTGTAAATCATACAATAGAGGTTAGAAATATAAGTGGTGCAACAATTGCAAAAGCAACTCCAGTTTATATAACTGGTTTTTCAACAAAGCCAACAATTGAAAAATGTGATTCTGATAATATTAGTACATTTCCAGTATTGGGATTAACAAGTTCTGCAATTGCAAATAATTCAGATGGCGTTGTTACTATCTCTGGAGTAATTCTTGATGCAAATACAACTTCTTTTACCGCTGGAAATGTTCTTTATGTTGCAGATGGTGGGGGATTAACAGCAACACAACCAGCAACTGGTTCTGGTGCGGTAGCAATAGTAGGAAAGTCTAACGCAACAACTGGAATATTAGTTGTTGGTCAGCCAAAAGGCAACGGCACATGGGGATCACTGAAAGCAGGTTTATCATAATGGCAATACTTAGATCACAGCAACAAAGTTCTTATTCTGTTGGCTTAACACCACCTACCGTAACTTGGACGGTAGTTAGAGGAGACACCGCAGCATTTAGAGTATATGTAACAGATGACAACAAAGATCCATTAGTAATTGAAGACTGGAATATTGCAATGGAAATTAAAAGACCAAACACCAAGCCTGGAGAATTTACAGATGATGCAGAGTTAGTCGTAGAATTAGCACCTATTCAAACAGAAATAGATGGAGATGGTGAATTTACAGTTGAACTAAGTGCCATTAACTCAACAATACTAGAAACTGGCGATATTTTTGACATTGAGTTAAGTGATGAAAGCAGGGTTTGGACGGTAGCCAGAGGAACAATGATCATTATTGAAGATGTAACAAATAGCGAGTCGTAATGGCTTTAGCAATAATTATTGACGAAACGGTACAAAAAGCAAAAACCATTAAAAGCATAGGGTATCCAATTGCAAAAATAGTTCCTATTCAAAACGGTATTTCCATTAATGAGGTTTTGCCATTTAGGATTAGATTTACTTCAATTGGACTACCGTCCCCATTTCCTGGCGTGCCTGGTATCGGACTTCAAATCATTGGAATTAACAACTATATTCTTTAATAACGTGATATAATTTCATTATGGCAAAAACATCGATTTTAACACTTAAATCACTATTTCAAACTGGAGATCGACCAACCCAGGAAAACTATGTTGATTTAATTGACACCCTGTCAGCACAAGCAACAGATTTGGGTAGTTCTGGAAATAACGAGTCAACAATTAATGGTATTGAAAACTCAACGGTATTTGATAACTTTTTAGCAAGCGAATTTAGATCAATGAGATATGTGATCGCAATTAAAAAGACTTCTGGTGGCTCAAATAAATACTACGCCACAGAGATGAATATTCTTGTAGATGGAGCAAATGTTTCAGTTACAGAATATGCAACAATAGACAACGATGGGAATATTGGCACCATCTCAGTTTCACGGGCTGGAGACACAGTTTCACTAACTGTTATTCCAGTGGGAGGACAAACCCCTATAACTCTGCGCTACATGCGTATGGGATTAAAGGCTTAACTAAGGAGATAAAAGATGGCAACCGTAACAAAAGATTTTAGAGTAAAAGCGGGACTGGTAGTTGAAGGATCAACTGCGACCGTTAATGGAAAAAACGTAATCACAGCAGGTGTTGTAGATGCCAAGGGTGATTTAATTGTTGGTAGCGCAGATGATGCAGTAACACGTCTTGCCGCAGGAACAGACAAATATGTTCTCACAGCAAATTCTAGTGCAACAAACGGAATTGAGTGGGCAGCACCTGGAGTATTTGACACAAACATTATATTTGAAGGTACAACAGCAGATGATTATGAGACAACACTTACAGTAACTGATCCAACAGCAGATCGTACAATTACACTTCCAAATGCAACAGGAACTGTAGTTCTTAAAGACACAACTGACACACTTACAAACAAGTCGGTTTCACTAACTACAAACACAATTACAGGAACTATTGCAGAGTTTAATACAGCACTAACAGATCAAGACTTTGCAACTCTTGCAGGAACTGAAACGCTTACAAATAAGACACTTACATCACCAGCAGTATCTGGTTTATCTATTACAGATGGTTCATTTGTTGTAGAAGGTACAACAGCAGATGAGTTTGAGACTACCGTTCAGTTTACTGATCCTACAGCAGATCGTACAATTACAATCCCTAACATAACAGGTACTGTTGTAACAACTGGAGATACAGGTTCTGTAACAAATACAATGCTTGCAGGATCAATTGCAAATGAAAAACTATCAAACTCAGCAATTACTATTAACGGTACATCAACATCTCTTGGTGGTTCACGTACTCTTGGATCTGACGATATTGCAGAAGGTTCAACAAACAAATACTTCACAGACGAAAGAGCACAAGATGCAATTGGAACTGTTGTAGGTAATGGTCTTGACTACGATGATGAAACAGGCGCAATTTCTGTAGACCCTTCAGAGTTTGCACTAAGCGCTGTTGGAGCACCAACTGGCAACGTCAGTATGGCAACTTACAAGATCACAGGTCTTGGTACACCAACTGATGGAACAGATGCAGCAACAAAGAATTATGTAGACTCAGCAGCACAGGGTATTGATTGGAAAGCATCAGTGCGTGCAGCAACTACAGTAGGTTCTCCTACACTTTCAGCATATGTAAATGGCGCTGTTGTAGACGGAGTAACTCTTGCTACAGGTGACCGTGTTCTTGTTAAGAATCAAGCAACGGGTTCAGAAAACGGCATCTATGTAGTTAAAGCATCTGGTGCTCCAGATCGTTCTACAGATGCAGATACAGGTGCAGAAGTTACTGCAAACTTTGCGGTATTCGTAGAAGAAGGAACTGTAAACGCTGATCAAGGTTATACATTAACTAACAATGGTTCAATTACAATTGGCACCACAGCACTTGTCTTTACTCAGTTTACTGGTTTAGGACAAATTGTTGCGGGTACAGGATTAGACAAGACTGGAAACACTCTTGATATTGATTCAACTGTAGTAACATTAACAGATACACAAACCCTTACAAATAAAACTCTCACATCGCCAACATTAACTACTCCAGCACTTGGAACTCCAGCATCAGGAACTTTAACAAATGCAACTGGCTTACCGATTAGTGGATTAGTTGCTTCAACTTCTACCGCTTTAGGTGTAGGAACTGTTGAGTTAGGCCATGCTACAGACACAACAATTTCAAGAGTTTCAGCAGGTGTTATTGCTGTTGAAGGTATTAATGTTGTCACTACTTCTTCAACAGACACTTTGACAAACAAAACTCTCACATCACCAACAGTTTCAGGACTTACACTTTCAGACGGAAGTATCGTTCTTGAAGGTGCTACAGCAAACGACCATGAAACAACCATTACAGTAACTGATCCTACGGCAGATCGCACTATCACTTTGCCAGATGCTACAGGTACTGTTGCTCTTACAAACAACAAATTGGACGTTTTTGCAGCAACCACTTCAGCAGAACTACTATCAGTAATCTCTGACGAAACAGGGTCTGGCGCTCTAGTATTTGGCACCTCTCCAACACTTACAACTCCAAACATTGGTGCAGCAACTGCAACATCGCTTACACTGACAGATGCATTAATTGGAACTGCTACACAAGCACTTACAGATGGAACTGCAACCGTAGTTGACTCTTGGTCAGCAACCACATACTCAAGTGCTAAATATTTAGTACAAATGAAAAAGGGTACAGAAATTCAAACCATAGAAATCCTTGTTAACGTAGACGGAGGCAACAACGTTGCTCTTACAGAATACGCAGATGTAATCAATGCAGCAGCATCTTTAGGAACAACTAATGCAGATTACTCAGGCGGAAATGTTAGACTACTTGTAACGGCATCAAACGAGACAACAGTAAAGGTGCATAAGACGCTTATAGAAGCCTAATATGTATCTGAGGGGATAGGGAACTTCAGTGACTACAACAAATAAAGATTTTAGGGTCAAGAATGGTTTGATAGTAGAAGGAAACTCTGCTACGGTCAATGGTAATCAAGTTATTACCACATCGGATACACAAACTCTTACAAATAAAACTTTAACTACCCCAAAAATTAACGAGAACGTTGATCTTACCGCAACTTCTACAGAATTAAATTATGTAGATGGTGTAACTTCAGCAATTCAAACTCAGATAGATGCTAAAGCCCCACTTGCTTCCCCCACCTTTACTGGCACAGTAACAATTCCAGCAAATTCAGCAATTACTGGTGTTCCTTATCTTGCTACCGCCAATACTTTTACTGGTGGAGTGCAACAGATTACTACTGCTAATGCTGAAACTATTGGTTTAATTGTAAAGGGCACCGAATCTCAAACCGCTAACCTGCAAGAATGGCACAATTTTGATGGAACGGTAAGGGCAAGCCTAAGAAATACTGGCGCATTAAATCTTGGAACTTTAATAACAGGAACACAATTATCAGTAATTCCTATAAATAATACTACTACTGGAATAGTTGTGAAAGGCGCAACGTCACAATCAAACGACCTTCAACAATGGCAGAATAATGCGGGAACGACAATTGCAAGCATATCAAGTGTTGGCTCTCTTACAGTGGCTAGCAATATTACTCAAAGCGCTTCTGGTAGAACATTTATTGGTGGAGCAGCAGACTATGGTGCATTCTTAAATGTAAATACTCCAACGGCAACAAGGCAAGGACTTGTAGTACGTGCAAATGCATCTCAATCTGCTAATATTCAAGAATGGCAAAACTCATCTGGGACCGTTCTTTCAGGAATCAATGCCGCTGGACAAATATACTCAGGGACTACCACAAGCATCGATGGTTCAACTACTACGGCAATCACATCGGCTGCATATACATCAGCCACAGTTGCAGTCTTTACATATGGTGGCACATCACTTGTGCAAGCAGGTCAGCGAGTTACAGTGGCATCAGTAACTGGTGGTACATACAACGGTACTTGGACAGTCACAGCAGTTACATCAACAACCTTTACGGTTCTTGGTTCAGGATTTACAGATGTAGCAGGTACAGGTGGAACATTTACTTTGTCTGCCGTTGGTAGTTTTGTTGCAGGTACGGCAGCAATTACTCCGATAGTTGTTCGTGGCGCAGCCGCTCAGACCGCCAACTTGCAAGAATGGCAAGACTCTACTGCAAACCCTCTAGGTTGGGTCAACTTTGGTGGAGGTATTCGTGGCGCATCTTTTAGAACGACAACAATGAATGCAGTTACTGCCCCCTTAGCCCTACTGTCCACTTCTACTACCACTCCAGTCGCAATTATGCGAGCATTAGCATCTCAAACTGCCAACATTCAAGAGTGGCAAAACTCAAGCGGAACAATCCTTGCTAATGTATCTTCATCTGGAGGATTTACAGTTCCTTCTTTGACGGTATCGGGAGACTTTACCGTAAACGGTACAACTACAAATATTAATACAACTAACCTAGTTGTAGAAGATAAAAACATTGTGCTTGGAGATACAACAACTCCAACAGATATAACTGCCGATGGCGGAGGTATTACACTTAAGGGTACAACCGATAAAACATTTAACTGGGTTGACTCTACAGATTCTTGGACTTCATCGGAACACATAAATCTTGCTTCAGGTAAATCTTTATATCTAAATAACACACTATTAAAAGATGCTACAGAAACTCTTACAAATAAAACTTTAACAAGTCCAACAATCGATACACCACTCCTTACTCTATCTACTACATCTTCTACAACAGATGGCAGAATTGCTTGGGATTCTACTAATGACAAAATTCTTGTTGGGGGCACTCTTAATTCGGTGTCACAAGCAGTTGAATTTGCTTCTTCTACTTTAACTATTTCAACACCTACATTTACAACAAATGCATACACAGTAGTTCTAGCAGATAAAGATAAATGGCTTGAGTTAAGTAATGGAGCAACTGCGGGTACACTAAATATACCAACAGATGCTACTGCAAATTTTGCAATAGGAACACAATTAAATATTTTACAAACTGGAGCAGGACAAATAACAATTGCAGCGGTAACTCCAGGAACTACAACAGTAAATGGAAGTCCTGGTTTAAAACTAAGAGGACAGTGGTCTGTCGCCACAATTGTTAAAAGAGCAGCAGATACTTGGGTGGCTGTAGGGGATTTAAGCGCATAATGCCAATCTTAGGAATTACTGCTAGCGCTGTATTTGTATCAACATTCAACTTTTTAAAAAAACTTTTTATTACTGGAACTGATGGAACATTAAGATCATCTACTGGAGATTTAACAAATTTTACTACTAATATACCAGCAGGTGATTCTTTAAACGATATCTCATATAATCCTACTTTAAATAATTATATTGTCGGCGGGAATAATAATAGACTCTTATTTTCTACCGACTCCATATCATGGACAACAATAGATGCTGGATTTGGATCAAGTAATATAAATAATGTGCAAATTGCTGGATATAATGATTTAAAATTAGGGACCTGGACTACCCAAACCTCCAACTTTAGTTCAATTATACAATCAGTAGCCTATGGCAACAACCTTTGGGTAGCAGGTGGCTATACAGGCCAGATCCGTACCTCAACAGATGCCATAACATGGACCACCCGCACCTCAAACTTTGGCAACACAAATATATTCTCAGTAGCCTACGGCAACAGCCTTTGGGTAGCAGTTGGACTTACAGGCCAAATCCGCACCTCAACAGATGCAATAACGTGGACCACCAGCACCTCAAACTTTGGCAACACAAATATATTATCAGTAGCCTACGGCAACAACCTCTGGGCAGCAGTTGGACTTACAGGCCAAATCCGCACCTCAACAGATGCAATAACGTGGACCACCAGCACCTCTAACTTTGGAGGTGCAAATATATTATCAGTAGCCTACGGCAACAACCTTTGGGTAGCAGGTACATCTGCAAGCACCTTGCGTACCTCAACAGATGGCACAACTTGGACCACCCAAACCTCAAACTTTGGAAATACATCTATACGATCAATAGCCTACGGCAACAACCTTTGGGTAGCAGGTGGCTATACAGGCCAGATCCGTACCTCAACAGATGCCATAACATGGACCACCCGCACCTCAAACTTTGGAAATACAATTATACGCTCAGTAGCCTATGGTAACAGCCTTTGGGTAGCAGTTGGCTATGCAGGACAACTCCGTACCTCAACAGATGGCACAACTTGGACCACCCAAACCTCCAACTTTGGAAATACACATATAAACTCAATAGCCTACGGCAACAACCTTTGGGTAGCAGGTGGCTATGTAGGACAACTTCGTACCGCTGCTTCCTTATATCCAAACCTATCAACAGTAGCATCTTCAACAGGAACAAATACAAGAGTGTCTACTGATAGAATATCATGGACTACTATTAGTATTTTAAATACTATTGCTTCTGTAGATACCGCCGTAAAATCAAGCGGTATAGCAACAACAGAACGATATAAAGCAATATCAAATATAAATGGATCTCTTTTATATTCTGATAGAGTAACAGATCAATATAATCAATATAGAAGTTTGTATCAGGCAGGAATTTTTTGGACCATCCGCACCTCTAACTTTAGTGCTACAAATATATTCTCAGTAGCCTATGCCAACAACCTTTGGGTAGCAGGTGGAAATACAGGTCAAATTCGCACCTCAACAGATGCCATAACCTGGACCACTCGTACTTCCAACTTTGGAAGTACACGTATACGCTCAGTAGCCTACGGCAACAGTCTTTGGATAGCAGGTGG